GACGAGCCCTGACGAAGCTACCCTACTGCTTCCAGTTCGGGTTGAGCCCGGTGTAGTAGCTGCCCAGGTTGCCCGAGGTCGGCGTGGCGTTGGAGGCGATGATGCCCGAGGCCACCAGCATCTGCTCCGGCCGGGTCACGATCGGCAGCAGGTGCCACTCCAGCAGGTACTGCCGGGCGGAAGGGTCCTTCTCCTTCCAGGTCTTCGAATATTTGCCCGTAAAACCCTGCGGAGCCTCGTCGTCCGCGGTCGGCCCGATCAGCAGCTCCATCGGCCGCTGGTCGGTGTAGTTGCCCATGTAGAGCACGCCGTCCGGCACGAAGAAGGTCAGGTTCCCGGCGTCGGATTCGTACACCTGCTCGACGGTGTTCCAGACCAGGCCCATGAAGCCGCTCATCATGCCGGAGGAGTAGAACTCGTCCTTCATCCGGTCGGACAGCATGGTGGCCGGGATGTTGACGGTGGCCCCCGAGGTGGCCTGGGTCCAGGCCTCCATCAGCGCGGCCATCGTCACCGAGGTGGCGAACACTTCCTTGGCCGGGACCCGCCCGTGCACCTGGATGATCCGCTTCCAGGACCGGACGTCCTCCAGGATGGAGGCCGGGTTGGCGTAGCTCGGCGTGCCGCCGGCGCCCAGGTTGGTGTTGGCCGCGCCCAGGTCGGTGGGGTTGCCGGTCGCGCCGGGGGCGGTCAGGCCCGCGTTGACCAGCCACGGGTTGGCCGGCGCCACGAAGTGGCTGGACGGGAACTTGTAGTCGACCCGGGCCTGCACGTCCGCGTACGAGTACGTGATGCCGCCGCCCATGGCCTGCCAGCACGACCACTCAGCGAAGTTATCGAACCTCGTATTGAGATCGTTGATCTCCCTGAGCACGGCCTGTTCTGCGTTGATGCGTGCGATCTCGCCCGGCGTGCGCAGCCAGTGAAGGGTCGTAGGTTCGAAAACCTTCTTCTCACGCAGGTAGATGAAGCTTGCCGATTCCTGAGAACGGCCCAGGCGCGCGATGATATGCGCTTCGCTGTTCGGGACGTTCGGCTTGGCCACCGCGCGGCTGCCCTTGATCACGTCCCAGGTAGCGGACGGGAACGGCCACGGGGTCTGATCCATGCGATTCAACATCACATGCGTCTGCGGAGTCACGAACTTCTCGACGACTCCCCTGAGCACCACCGGCTCCAGGAGGCTGATGTCCGGCACGGGATCTCCCTCGCCTTATCTCGCGTACGTCTGGGCTATGGCAGCGGCCCCGTGCCCCGGAGCCCGGCCTGCGCCGCTCCCTCTGGGGGAGCCACCTGGCTGGCCTGGCCGCGTGATGCGGTTACCCGTGCTTATCGGCCCGGGCATGACGGAGCCCGCTGGAGAGCGTGCCGTCCGCCTCCAGCGGGCTCCGCTGCTACTAGAAGATGAAGGCGTTCCGCCCGGTGAGCGCGCCGGGGTTGCCGTCCAGCGGGCCGCCGGGGAAGGCCGGGTTCGAGCCGACCGGGGCCCCGAACGGGACGATGCGCGCGCCCAGCTGGGCCACGGCCTGGCCCGCGCCCGAGCCCAGCCCGTTGGTGTTCGGGATCAGGGACGTGGTGTCGGCGCCGGAGACCACGTTGGCGTTGAGGATGCCCCTGATGACGATGTTGCCCAGGCAGTCGGTAGCTACCTTGCCGCTCGGGCTGGCCGGGAACACGGCGGTCCCGCCGGCCAGGGTGATCGCGTCCGGGTTCACCCCGCTGGTGTTGGCATTGAACGCGGCCAGCGAGGCCGCGCCCGGCCCGCCGGTGTCCCGGGCATCGCGGAGCACGCCGAGTGCCACGCCGCGGCCGTCGGTGGCGCCGGGGTTGTAGGCGAAGTACTTCCCGGACGCGGTGTGCCGGGCGAGGATCGTCCCGGTAGGCAGGACCCCCTGGCCCGCGGCGAGCGTGACGCCCTTCTGGGTGTAGCCCGCCATCGAGAACATGAGTTCCTGGACTGCCGGGGCGTGGAACTCATCCCCGAACTCCTGCCCGTACTCGTGCGTCCCCTTGACGTACCCGGGCACATAGTCGAACTCAACGGAGTCGCTACCGGCCATTGCTGCTGCTCCTCGCTATGCCTGGGACCTACTGCCGGGTCTTGGTGCCGTTGGCACTGAAGAACTGGGAGTGGTCGGCGGTGAGCCGGGCCACCTCGTCCGCGATGTCGTGCTCCTGGCGCTGCTCGCCGTCCGCGCCGGGCACGCCCTCCTGCCGGGCCAGCTGGACGTACGGCCGGTCCTCGGGGGCCAGGATGTCGTCCAGCGCGTCCCGGTTGGACAGCGCCATCTCGATCGCGGTCTTGCGGGTCTTGGGCAGCAGCCGCCCGGTGGCGATGTACCCGTCGACCTCGGTCTCCGCGGCCTTGCGCTCCAGCCCGGACACCGCGGCACGCAGCCCCTTGTTGTCCTGGGCCAGCTCGACCACCGCGGCCGAGACGTCGGACAGCTTCAGCTCGCCGTCTTCGCCGGCGGACAGCTTCACCCCCGCGGCCTGCAGGGCCTCGGTGACGGCGGCAGACAGCGCGGCGGTGTCCGGGGCGGGCGGCTGCGCGGCCGCGGCCTGAAGGGCCTCGACGTCGATGCCGTGGTCCTTCTTCAGCTGCTCCAGCAGCTGCTCCCTGGTGAGTGGCACCTCGGTCTCCTCCGGCGGGGTGAGCACGACGACTTCGCCGGTGTTATCGGCTGAGGCCGCGATGACCTCCTGGTAGTCCTCCAGCCCGGTCACGTACGGGCGGTTGGTCACCGCGACGTGCAGCAGCGCCGGCCCGGCCTTGGTCCCGGTGGCCGAGTCGGTGTAGTTCGTGCTCAGGAAGGCGGAGGCGCCCAGGTAGGTCTTGCCGAACTTGTCGGCGTCCCGGCGCGCGTCGATCAGGGCGTAGACCTTGCCGTCCCGCTCCCTGATCCCGACGACCTCGCCCAGGTTGGCGCCCGGGTGCTCGACGTGCTCGTTGGAGTCGTTCGCCAGGGGCACCTGCACGATGTCGCACACGCCCCTGGCGAAATTGTCCTGCATGGTCTTGACAAAGGCGTCATCGATGTCGATGACCGCGCCCGTCTTCGGGTGGATCAGGGGGCCCTTGTTGAGGATGTGCTTCTCGAACAGCTTCCCCTGGACCCTGCGCTGCCTGGCCAGCTGGACCGGTACGTCATCGACCGGGGAGTATGGCCCGGCCGCTGGCGGGGCCGGGATGATGAAGCACTCGTCGCCCATGCCCTGGGCAATCGGATGCCCCGCCGGCAGGCAGCGTGTGACCGGCTACCTCTCGAAATAAGCCGACGGGGCGGGGGTCAGTCTAGCGCGGGCTAGTCCTCCATCGCAGGGTGATGCTCGGTGGTGTCGTCCGGGTCCTGGCGGCCGGGCGGGGGAGCTGGGGAGCTGGGCGGCGCGGCTTCCTCGACCTGCTCGGCGAGCGCACGCAGCCCGGCCGCGTAGGCGGGCGCCTGCTGCTGGCACAGCCGGGCGGCGGCGCGCAGCTCGCCGCCTGCGGTCTCGTGATCCTCAGCCTGCAGCGCGGCCTCGGCCCGGTGCACGGCCTGCTGGGCGTCACCCAGGCCCTTGTCCTGCAGCCGCCGGGCCGCGTCGGCCAGCTGGCCGAAGATGCCCGCCTCGGAGCGCGCGTCATCGGCCCGGGACCTCCAGTGCCCCGGCCCCTTGAACTCCGTAACCGGCTTCGCGGGTGGCATCTTTCCTCCTGACTGGAGTCAAGTATACACTAGCCGCCCCACGCGTCTGACAGTGCCTGCTTGACCGCGGCCGCGGGCGGCTCGGCCGTCTCCCACATGTGCTCGAACATGAGCTTATGCGCCCAGACGGCCTTGTCCTGGCTGATCTCGACGGCCTCGCCCAGCTGATAGCACATCGCCCGGGGGAGGCCGCCGACCCCGCCCATGGACCGGAACTCCAGGTAGCTGAACGAGTCATACCCGACCGCCGAGCTGCGGTCCTGCGGCATGACGCGGACCTCGATGTCCCGGCCGCCGGGCCGGGCCAGCTTCTCCAGCTGGGCGCGCATCACCCGGTCGGAACCGACCAGCTGGTACAGCACGGCCTCAGACAGCACGGCCCGCAGCGTCATCCCCGCGGCCAGCCGGGCCTGCCAGGCCAGGACCGCCTCGGTGTAGTCGTATACCTGGCCCGGGGACCACCGTGCCACGGGCTGGCGGGAAGCCACCACCGCCTCGGTGTAGTCGGGCGTCTGCAGCAGCGGGGGAACCATGACCGGCGCCCAGTCCGCCACCGCGTCGGCCCGGACGGCCGGGGCGAAGTGCCCGCCGGGGAACTCCGAGGTCTCGGTAGCCAGCATGTCCGCGAGCGCGAGCACGGCCTGCCCCTCGGCCTGGGGGACCCCGCAGGCGCGCAGGTACGCGATCAGGTCCTTGCGCCGGATGCCGAACTTGCACCGCTCGATGCGGGACACCTTGGAGGGAGACCACCGCAGCACGCCGGCCACCTCGTCCCCGGTGTGCCTGTACTTCGCCCGCAGCCGCCGCAGCTCGGCAGCCAGCCGCGGGTCCTGGATCACCGGGCCGTCGGACTTGCCCGCCCGGTCACCTGCTGTCATGGGAGCCACCTCCGCCCCTACCGTAACTGCGTGCAAGATTGCAAGGCAAGGACTCTCGCAAGATTTATACGCAGCGTGTCGCAGGTTGACCTCGCCCCGTGACCGGTCTACGGTGGCCTGGACGGCAGGGCGTCCGGCCAGCGGCCAGCTGGGAGGGCTCCGGCCTCGGCTTCATTCGGTATGAGCAAGCGGACGCAAGCCCGCCGATCGCAGGGGCACAGGTAAAACTCCGAAGCCTAAGAGAGGCACCAAGTCCAGGTCATTCCTGACGAAGGTCCAGGTCATTCCTGATACTGGTCTCCGCGGCCGCCCTGTCCCGGGGTCGGGGTTATTACCGTTTCGGCTATTCCGCAGCGGGTGGCGATCGGCGGGACGAGCGGGCTCACTGCCGGGCAGGCTGGCCCTCGGCGATGTGCGGCGGCCAGTACCCGTTCCCGTCACTGAACCGGTAGGCACCGCCGATATTGTGCGTGTAGGCGCCAATCGCCTCGGCCTCAGCCTGGGTGTCCACCACCAGCACCGGGTCGATGTCGATCCGGTGGTTCTCGTCGTCGTGGAAGATGCCCAGGTGGTACTGGTCACCCTCCAGCAGCTGGCCGAACTGCTGCAGCGCCCGGTCCATGGCCTGGTTGAACTCGGCCTCGGACGCGCCCTCGGGGATGGAGATGGTGCCGATGCCCGGCGGCTTGACCGACACCGCGAACCGGTCCGCCCCGTCCGGCACCAGGTCGCCGGTGTGCGCGTCGATGGTGACCCCGCCCCAGGACTGCTGGACCGCCTCCCAGGCCTGGTCCCGCAGCCCCTCCCAGTTCGAGACGAGCCCCGTAATCGGAGAACGCGAATCCTCGAACTTGTTCAGCAGGTCGCGGCCCTGGGTGGCGATGTCATGGAACTCCGCGGCGGACACCGGCCGGGAGTTGCCGCGCGCCTCGGCCGCGGTGATGGGGGTCGGGGGCAGTGCCGTGGTGCCCAGCTCGGTGCGCAGGCCGTGCTCGCGGGCGTAGGCTCCCCACTTGGCCCAGGCGTTGCGGATGCCGGTGACCAGGCCCTTGCCGGAGCCGGCCCCGCGCCCGGCCAGGTCGGCCTCGGTGTTCAGCCGCTGCTGCACCAGCCAGGTGATGGCCTGCATCTGGTGCGGCGCGATCTCCTGCCCGTCCCGCTCGCTGACGTCCCGGGCGGAGTTGCGGTACATGTCCGCGACGTGCTCGTAGAATTTCGGGTTCCCGATCGGCGAGGCGTTCTCCCCCTTGCCGGAGACGTGCTCCTTCAGCAGCCGCTTGCCCGCGGCCACGCTCATGGCGTGCCGGTCGACGACCACCCGGCCCAGCTCGTCGTCCGGGTGGTCCGCGCCCAGCGCGCCGAGCACGCCGAAGGCGTTGGTCTTGGGCGTCTTCAGCACGTCGTTGGGGTGCTCGCCGGCCAGGATGCGCAGGGCGTTCTTGCGCATGTCGCCGGTGGCCATGAACTTGCCCTCGGGCACGCCGCCCTCGGCCAGCATCCGGGCCGCATTGAACATGTTGATGGGCCAGGCAGTCTGCGGGGACAGCGCGGACAGCATGCCGGCGCCCTTGGCCGCGTCCCCGCCGCCGAGCGCCCAGGCCAGCCGGTGCATGTCCTCGTACCAGCGCATCCCCTGGTACTTCTCCGCGTCGGTGGCCTTGTCATAGGCGGCGGTGATGTTGTCCGGGCTCAGCGGGTTCTTCTTGAAGAAGGGATGGTCCTCGGGCTTCTTGTAGGTGCCGCGCTCGGCGTGCAGCCGGGCCGGGTCCGGCCGCAGGTAGCCGTGCTCGGGCAGGTTCGGCCGCGGTGACGCGCCGCCGTGCTCGGCCCGCTCGGCCGTGCGCTCGGTGCTCCCGGACGCCTCGCTGGCCTTGCGGGCCGTGGCGGCACCGGGCGCCCCGCGAGCCCCGCCCTCGCCGCGCTCAGCCGCCCGGGCGGCCTGCTCGCCCTTGGCCCAGTTCTCCTTGCCGGCCCGCTCCCAGCCGCGCTCGCCGGCGGTGATCCACTCCTGCTGGCCCTTCTCCCAGTCCGGATGCGGAATCCACCAGGTGCGCGGCCGGTCCCACCACTCGCGCTGAGCCTGGTAGCCGTGGACCACCTCGGGCTTGCCAGTCGGGGAGCGGCGCTCGTACTGGCGGACCTGGCGGACGGCAAGCTCGACCCGCTCGGCAGCCCGGACCACCCACCCTGTCACACGGGGCTAATCGGGCCGCGGCCGCGGGCTCCTCCTCGGGCTCGTGCTCGACCAGGCCGGGTATGCCGGACAGCAGCGCCACCGGCCCGGACAGGTCAGCGCCGGACAGCACCAGCCCGCCGGCCACGGCCGCGGCAAGGTCGGTCGGCCCGAAGACGTACTCCTCCCGGGACCTGCGCGCGTGCTCCATCAGCGCGAGCAGGGCCACGGAATAGATCATCCGGGCATCCCAGCCTGGCACGGCGAAGAACCGCCGGGTCTGACCGGGGACCACCGGGGCATGCTGCTCCGGCGCGCCTCCGTCCAACTCCTACCGCCCTCCTGCCAGCCCTCGCATCGCACGGCCTAGCTCGATCACTGCGGCCCGCAGGAGGGCCAGGTCCGCCTGATACTGATCCTCCGGCATGGCACGGACATCAGATGCGGCCAGGAAGCCGCCGGCAGCCCGGGAGATGGGCTGCTGCCCGGCAGGTTCTTCCCGGCCGCCCGACGATGGTACGGCCAGACCGCCCGGGTGGCGGACGATTTCCAGCCGGCACTCGCAGAACGGATGCAGGAGCGGGCCCTGCAAGTCGCCATGGTACAGCCGCGGCGGATGAGTGAGTATGATCGGCGCGCCAGCCGGCAGCTTGTACCGGGCGGCCCCGGCCGGGGTGGCTACCCGCCGGGACGCAGACTGGGGCAGCGCCACCGGGCCGCCCAGGTAGGGCGCGAACGACGCGGAGATGGCGATCGTCACCCCGTCCAGGCGCCGGCACCAGACGCAGCTGGCCGACTGGGGGTTCCGGGCCCACCGCTTGCGCACCAGCTCGCCGGCCTCGATGCTGATCCGGGCGGACTCCAGCAGCGCGGCCGTGCGGCCCAGGCCCTCGGCCGCGGACAGTGACATGCGGACCCGGCGGCCCGCCTGGAAGGCCCAGCGCCGCACCGCGGCGGACACCGCGTCCGCGCGGCGGTCCGCCGCCTCGGCCGCCGGGTTGCGGCCGGGCTCAGTCACCCCCGGCACGAAGCGCTCGTGCGGCACCGAGGCGTACGCGCGCCGGACCAGGCCGCGCAGGTGCGCCAGCGAGCCGAACACCCGGGCCGCATCGGCCTGCAGCCGGGCGTAGGAGGGATGCAGGCCATCGGCTCCCGCACCCAGCCAGGCCTGCTCGATGTACGCCATAGCCGCCTCCCGGCCCTCATCCAGCGCCTCTCGCAAGATCGCGTCCGCGTCCGGGCGGCGCAGCAGGTCATCGGCGCTGCCCAGCGGATTGGCCCGGGTGATGAGCGCGAGGTAGGTGGCCGCCTCTGCCAGCGGGGCGGCCACCGCGGCGTCCAGCTGCCTTCCGAACTGGGACTCCGCCATGCTAACCCGCTGCCTTCCCGGTGACGTGCGAATCCGGCTACTCCGGGTTAACCTCACCGGTGAACCTGGTCCGGCGGTCCGCGTCATCGCCGTAGGTCAGCACCAGGTACGGGTCGTTGCCCGGCCCGTGGGCGGGCGGGTGCACCACGTCGCCGTCGATGCGGAAGAACTCGCAGCACTCGTGCTTCTCCACGGCCAGCAGGCACTCGAACAGCCAGTTGATCCAGGACCTGCGGTCGTAGGCGGCCGGCGGGACCGGGAAGAAGTGATGGACCCGGTAGCCCTCGCCGCGCTCCGGGTGATAGCTGTCATAGCCGCAGGTGGTGACATCCAGGGTCAGGCCCGAGCTGCCCTGCCCGCGGTCGACGTCGCCGAGCTGGAACGTCCAGCCGGGCCGGTAACTTAGCCGGGCTACCAGGTCTTCCAGCTCGGCCGGGTACGGCGCCTCCTGGCGCAGGGGCTGACGTGCTTCCACCCCCGGCTGATCGTCCGGGCGGCGGGGTGAGAGCGTCCGGCTGCATGTGCCGGTAGGCGTGACCGGAGATGGTGTCGCCCGGCATGGTGACCAGGTGCCAGCCGAGCTGCGGGTGGACCGCCCCGGCGCCTCGTCGCGGACGGGGCGGCGGAGGCGCCGGGGCAGCCTGAGCTGACGCGCCGGCAGTGGACTTGACGCCGCTTACGCTACCACCGCCCTGACCGGCCAGCTGGAGGACGCGGGCCTCCGCGATGTCCTCGACCAGGGAGCGGGCCAGCTGGGCCAGCTCGTCGGCCGCGCTCACGGGCCCCTGCCCTGCAGGCCCGGCGGGCCAGGACCGGAGCCGCCGCCGAGGCCGGGCCCGCCGGCCGGGGCTGCCCGCGGCCCGCCGGAGTCAGGCGGGGCGAAGCCGGGCGGCGGGAACGCGGGCGGCGGAGGCGGGGGCTGGCCCGCGTCCTGGCCGGCCCCGGGCGGGGGCTGCTGCTGCATCATCTGGGTCTGGGCGGCCATCTGCTGGGCCATCAGCCGCTGCTGGCGCTCGCGGTCCCGGCGGATCTTGTCGTAGTCGATGTCGAAGCCGAAGTCCTCGGACAGCCGCTGCTCCAGGTGCAGCATGAACTCCGGCGTGACGTTCGCCTGCTGGCCCGCGGCGGCCAGCTTGTCGAACGTGTCCTGGATCGCGCTCTTGGCCTCCTCGGTGAGCGGGCCCCACTTGAAGCGCGGGTACTTGCCGGTGCCGAAATTCCAGTCCACGAAGCGCGGGAAGATGAAATTGGTGATGACCTCGGCCATCTCCTCCAGGATGCCCTCCAGCATCAGGAAGAACGTCACGTCGTCCTGCTTGCCGAAGTCCACCAGGGTGCTGTCACCCTGGCCGCCGCCCTGCTCGTTGTCGAACCACTGCGCGAGCACGGACTTGGACATCTGTGAATTGTGATGGTTAATGAGGCCCAAAAAGTCAAAGCGTGACGCTGATTCATTCAGCGTCTGGACGGACCAGTCC